ATAATATTTGTGTTCAGAATACTCTGTCCCCAGTTTTAATTTCATATAAATAATAAGCTATAAAGCATATACCAATCCCAATGGTCATACCAAATACTAAACCTTGTAAAAAGAATTTAACCTTGTCTTGTTTCATAGTTATTTATTTTATTTATATCTACAATCTTGCTATACTTTTTTTTTAAATTTCTATTTAAAATATAAAGTTTTCTACCAAACCAACCCCTATCCTTGTAACTTGAATAGTTATATGGTTTTAAAATATATTTATTTATGTTCATAGGTTATTTGTTTTGGTTTGTAATAGCGATGGGAATTGAACCCTATGACTTTTCTTGTATTACTCCAAGATGTCATACTGTTGACGGCAGGTGTAACCATACACTTCGCTATTAGGAAGGCTCAAATTTGAGCTATCTTATTTGTTTTGGTTATTAATTGTTTTGTAGTATTGGTAATCTTCAGGTTTATCAAAGAAAGCATCTTCATTTCTTATCCCTTCTCTATATCCTTTTGAATAAGCCTCTATTATCTGCTCTTTTTCTTTTTCAAGTATATTTTTCTTAATATCTTCCCAATCTAGTATTTCTTTAACATAATAAGTATTTTCTAAATACTCAATCAATTCTTGCATTGCGGTTTTCATAAGTTAAAGGTTTTGAAGGATTGAGGTAATAATAAATGCCACGCATACAATGATAAATGCATACATAGGCTTGATACTTTCTTGAGCGTAACGCTCGTTTGCTTTTTGTTGTGGACTTTTTAACTTGTTCATAATTAAATGTGCGTTGATTAGCCGCACCCCTAATTTTTTTATTTATAATTTTTTAAAAGTAAACCTAAAGTAAAAAATATTTTCTTTTGCATATCCTTAGTGTAAGAATTTTGAATAGCTTTTTCTACTCTTTCGTATCCGTTACCTTCGTGAGTATCTTTAACTAATAAAGTTAAAATGCTTGCGAATAATTCGTTTACTGGTTGCATTGCAAATTCATTACTAAAGATTTCATTGTTAGTAAGGTTACAAGTTGTGTAGGCGTTTTGATACTTTGACATAGTTGGTTTGTTTTTGATAAATCAAAGATATACTTTTATTATTAATAAAAAAATATTTTTATTATATTTTTTTAAAATAATTTTAATTTAATATAAATCAAGCAGTTATGACCTAAAATAATTTCTTAAAATGACTCAAAGTAAAGTCTTTTTTGTTCTGCACCATGCTAAAAATGCGGTCTTCAATGCCGCCGGTGGTAAAGATCCAGTAAACTTTTGAGGCCTCGGTGCGGTCTTTGGTTTGCATCCTAGCCCTACTTTGCCAATAACTAACCGCGCTAAAGTCTATATTATACATAACCAAAGCCTCGGCCGTGCTTAAGTTTATGCCCTCCCTACCGCTTTGAATCTGGCTTATAAACACCGCGTCGCCCGATGCCTCGTTAAAAGCCATAGGGTCCTCAATAATGCGGCCGGCAAAGTCTACCCTTAGTTGCATACCCTCCGCTATGTACTTGTAAAATATGGCTATCTTTTTCCCCTTAAAACGTTCTTTAATAAACTTAGATTTTGTGTCGTCAAACATTAAAGCGTTGCCGTCCTCGGTCTTAACCGATCCGCTACAAATTTGATGTATCTTTTGCATTTCCTTAACCGATGTATCGGCAAGCACAACGCTGCCGTCCTTGGTTTTAAATAGCTTGTCCTTCTTAATCTTATCCACCGCCCATTTAACCTTGTCGGACATTGGTACGTAAAGAATTACCTCTTCAACTAGGCTTTCAAATCCGGCCTCTTCTTGGGTATATGTTAGCAATAGGTGCTGGATTTCCGTTTGGATCCTTTCTTGCTTTACATGCGTATAGTCCGGCACTTGCATATTATACAAGAACTTTGTCTTAGGTATGCCGTACTCTTTATGCCATGCGTAAAAGTTTTTGTAGTCTTTAAATGGACTAAAACTACTTACAAAAAATTGATGGTAGAACTGCGCATAAGTTTCGGGAGATGGCGTACCGCTTAAATATACTACCGGCTTACCTATGCATATTGTTTTTAAATCCGTTACGCGGTTGCTAGGCTTAGGGAATTGCCCTAAAGCGTGCGCCTCGTCTACTATAATAAGATCGTATGCGTCTTGTACCTTATGTAAACTTTCGTAGTTTATAACAAGTAAATCGTATAAACAATTGGATTGCTTAAAGTCATCCTCTATGCTACTAATAGCTTTCTTTTTAGTAACAAATAATACCTTCTTTGCGCCATATAAACTAGCAATGTGCAAGCTGGTAATTGTTTTTCCGGTTCTTACTTGCATAGCTAAATAAACTAGCTTAAATTCTTTAAGTATATTAATGGCTTGCTCCGATATATCTATTTGGTAGTCTCTTAATTGCATGGTATTGCTTTACTTATCCGTATATATACACAAATTGATACGAATAAATGTATATTAGTAACATTTTATTGGACTAAAGATAAGGCCGGCAACCCCGTATTACTAAAACTTTTTGCCGGCCTTTTGCCTAATCATATTTAATTGGTCAAAGGCTATCCAATCTTTTTGCTCCAGTAGAGCATTTCATTGCCTCCGTATGCGTACTCCGGAAAATATAATTTAAACCCTTGGCTTATTAAATTGTTCGCGCTAGGGTAATTGTCTTTCGTTGTGTATGTTATAGCCGTATGGCATGCTTGTATTTTAGCCGCCGCAAGTCTAGTTTTAATAAGTTTCTTTTGTAAACCTTGCCCTCTATGTTTTTTCTTAACCCACGCCCTTATAAAGATGCAAATATTATTTGAGTAAATACTCCCGCAATAAGCACCGACTTTGCCTTCATTATCTATAAAGGCCCACCATTCGCGGTTTTTATGAAACTCGTTATTGCATCCGGCGAAGATATTAAAGTCCATTATTTGTATTTGTTGGTACAAGTCCTGGTTAATAACCTCGCCGAAGCTAAATATTTTTTTTGCTCTAAGCATCTTTTTTAAGTTCTAATTCATCAAAGCGGTCTATTTCATCGCTGGGTGTAAATATTATTTGACCTCCACGCACCTTGGCAAGGTAGCGTCTTATTTCTTGTTCTAGGTTATGCACCTCGGTAAGCTTACTGGTTAGCCAATGTTCTTGCTCGGCTAGTTTCATTTTGTTAAATGACTTTGGTAGTCTCATACTCTAGTTGTATTAAAAGGTCAATGTAATGCCTAGCTTTTTTTAAGTCCTCGATGCCGTTTTTTTGTCTATGCCTTACCACATACTTAATAATATTTCCCTCAATAAAAGGAATGCTATTAGTGTGTATAAATTCCGTTGGCTGGATTTTATAAATTTGATAATGATTGCCGCCTACTTGAGTATCAATAGGACTTTCAATATAATGATCAAACATAAAACATAACCAATCGCCTTTTATATCGCCTTTAGGTGTTAAATCGTCGCCTTTTATAACATAGCCGCAAAAAGTATCATTAACAAGTTTGTTGCTTTTGGTACATTTTACAATTAAATCGCGCATTTTATGCTTATATAAATTTCCTACTTCCATATCATTTATCAGTTTTTCGGTGAAACTTGCCACACGTTTTACATTTATAAATTAATTTAATAGTTCCGCTTGCTAGTATTTGTCTGCTATGTTTTTGTATATCATCCGATCCACACTCTGGACAAGTACCTTTATAACCTCCAAACGCTACACCAAAGTGCGTCTTAGGTGCAATGTGGTTGTTTAAAAGCTTATGCACTTTCTCTAAAAGCACCACGTCCATCTTACAATACTTAACCATTTTATCTAAAGCCTTTTGATCGTTCTTTAGAGCAATGTCTTTCCATAAGTCAAACTCTGTTTTAATCTTTTGACCTATGCCTAAGTACTGCGCAATGTAATTAAGTTTATTGCTATTGAACTTAAACTTTGAACGTGCAACCTTTAAGGTGTCAATCGTTATATAGTTTGGGAACATATCTATTCCGTGAAACAAACAACGCGTGCGCACCCATGCAAGATCAAACTTGTCGCCGTTGTGTCCTATGGTTTCGTCGGCGGTGTTTAATACTTTTATAAAGTCTTGCAGCATTTTTTTATCGCATTGCTTTGCATCCCAACTTAGGGCGTGCGTTTCTTTTTCATCTTCCCACTTATAGCAAATGCAAATAATTGCACGCTCTTTAATAATATTTTGTGGGCCGATGTTAAGTTTAAACCCACTCTGCCAAAAGAAACCGATGTTTGCACTGGTTTCAATGTCAAAGTATAATCGTTTTCTTTTGGTAGTCATGGGGTAAAGTTAATTACTTTTTATGAGATAATTGATAACTAAATTCTTTTGGCTTGTCACCTTCGTGTTCGGCGTGCCATAATTGTTGCACGGCCTGGAATAACGACCACTGCTTTGAGGTGTCAAATTCGGTAACCATCTGCCACCCTTTGCCTTGCACGTCGCCTTTTTTACCGCTTGTCCTAGTCTTTGCGTTAAGCCATAAAATAGCTACGCCGTCAATATGTGGCATGTTAGATCCATGCAATACGCTAGCGTTATAAAGTTCGCGGTAAGCTGCAAGTTGTAGCCAATAGCTATTATAAATGCCGTTACTTGTTTTAATGTCAAGCACGTAAGTCTTGCCATCAATTGTGCAAACGCGGTCAATGGTGCCGGCAAAGCCTAGGCCACCGCCTATAAATGTTTGCTCAATTAAATGATGCTCCGGCTTATGATTAACACTAAATTCAACGTAACGCTCAAACATACTCCATTCGTCAAGCGAATACTTAGGCTTGCCATATTCGTCAAGCAAGGTACATTCTACGCCGTTATCGTAGTCTTCGGTAAGTTGATGCACTGCCGAGCCACGCTTACCGGCTGCGTCTCTTATTTCGTCGGCCTTTGATCCCACTTCCTTCATCCACATAATAAGTTGCGCCGGCTTTGGGTATGCCTCAAGCAATGTGGTTGCGCTAGGGAAGTAGTTGCCGTTTTCGTCCGTATAGAAACGGCCGTCTTTAAAAGTAAGTTGGTTGGATTGTAGGTTTTTTATTAACATATAATTTCTTTAATGGTGATTTCATCGGTTTTTTCTTTCCCTCCGTTTGCAATTAGTTGTGCTGCAAATTCGTCGGCTAATTCTAAAGTTGAGAATCCTTTGATAAATTTAGAGTCTATGTAAACGAAGTATCTATCTTCGTTAAAAATTAAATCGGTTTGTTTTGTGATTTTTACTACTGGCATAAAAAGTTTTTATTGGTTTAAAAAGTGTGGCTTTTTGTACGGAAGCCACAAACCGCTAACCAATAATCACCAACTAAAAAGGTGTTTCCTCGTCAAGAACGGGGTTATTATCGTTTGCATCGGCAAATAGTTTAAAAGCCATTTGCTCTAAAAATTGCATCATGTCGCTATCATCCCATTGTTCCTTGCCTTTTACCTTAATCTTTACCATTTGTGGTAAGCCATTAGGGTTTTCTTTAGTGTAAGCCGGTGCGATTTTTTCGCCGTCTTGGTACAAGGTAACGCCGGTAATAGTTTTAGTAGCGTCTTGCTTGTCTTTCATAGCCCACGGCATAAAGCGTAATTCTTTACTTACGTCTACGTTTGGTAAAGATTTTAAGAAGCTACTAGAGTAACGGCTAGAGTATGGCAAGCTTACTATATAAGTAGCGTCGCCGTCCGTAAATTCTAACTGCCACTGCGTGCCATAGTCATTGGTGCGCGTGGTAATGTTTTGTAGCTTTGCGGTAAGATCCTTAAACCTTTCCTCAAATACTAACTTGCCGGTTTTTGTTAAGCGCTCCGTGGTGCGCTCGTTTGCTTGCTTGTGTTGGCGTACTAAGTTGCCGTCCGCAACACTGAGGTAAGTTGTATTAACACCTCCTAATTGTGATAAAGCCATAATTAAAAATCGTTTGTTTTATAACGATAGGACAAAGCTAAACTATTTATTTTAAATAAAAAAACTTTTTTTTTAAATTTTTTTATACTATGTTTG